TACCGGATATGATGTACAGCAGGCGTGGGATAAGCAGGCGAACTTCCTATCAGCTCAGGCGAGAGCACAGAAGACTCTTGAGGGTATGATCAACCGGTATGAAGATCTGTTGCATAAGAACTGGGACCTTGCGACAGATGAGCAGAAAGCAAGAATCCTGCAGATCAAAGCGAATACGGAACGAATGAAATCCAGTGGCAACGATGATGGAGAGGACGGTGTGGTAATTGTCAACGATGCGCCAACAGGTGAAGATATCAGACATAGTGATACCGAAGTACCTGCCGATATTCAACAACAGGAAAGTTAAGCACATCATTCTGACTTCCGGACGTGCCGGCACGAAATCCAGTTATGCAGCTATTCGGACAGATTATCAGGTTGTATCAGATCCGCATGGTTCTGCAGTTGTTCTTCGTAAACACCACAATAAGCTACGGAAGACTGTGTACAAAGAAATGATTCGAGGAATCAACCGTCTTGGTATTTCCAAGAAAAAATTTGCGATTACAAAGTCTCCAATGGAGATTACGTACAAAAAGTATGGCACCACCATTTATTTTTCCGGTTCAGACGGCATTGACGATACCAAGGGTATTATCGATGAGGATAAACCAATCAAGCTGGTAGTGTTAGATGAGCTGACGGAATTCTTTGACGATGGTGAAGGCGAGGATGAGCTAAGTAATATCGAAGCGACATTCGTTCGAGGTAACAGTAGCGGATTCCAAATGATTTATTTGTATAATCCTCCGAAGAATCCAAATGCACCAATCAATCAGTGGTGCAAGAAGATGGAGAAACGTGAGGACTGCATTCATATCCACACGGATTACAGAGATGTTCCGGTCAGCTGGCTTGGACAGGCGCTGGTTGATTCTGCAGAAGCTATGAAGCGGGCAGATGAAAAGATGTACCGCTGGGTATGGCTTGGACAGGCAGTCGGTGTAGATGAGCTCATCTATTACATGTTTGGAGACCGGCACAGACAGAAGCCTGATTTGAACAGAAGATATGACAGAATTTATATTGGCGGAGATTATGGTCAACAGAATGCGACGACATTTGAAGCATTTGGACTTGATACATATCGAAAGAAATTTCCAGGACTGGGAGAGTATTACCACAGTGGCCGTGAGACGGGAAAACAGAAGAGTCCGTCAGAATATGCACAAGACTTGGTTGAGTTCATGAATGAATTGCATGAGCAGTATGACAACCGGGTCTTTTATATTTTCATTGATCCCTCTGCAAAAGGACTTGCGGAGGAAATCAGACGGGCGACCAGAGCAGTGAGCCTGGATTATCAGGTATTTCTAAGAGATGCTGAAAACGATGTGGCACTTGGAATCAGCCGTGTGCAGAAGGTGCTGAGTTTTGACATTATGAGCGTATCCCCAAAACAGGAATATGCAGTAAGTGAGTTCGGTACTTATGAGTACGACAAGAAATCCATTGAAAAAGGTAAGGAAGTACCTGTAAAAGAAGATGATCACTGCATGGACGCAATCCGATATTGTGTTATGGGAGCTTGGAAGAGGTTGAAATATTGGTTGCCGAAAGACGAAACGGAAGAAATAGATGTATGCGATATTAGCAGGAAGGAGGTAGAGGACGATGAATATCTTTAATTATTTCAAAAAAGCTGGAATCGATACGGTAGATGCATCATTTTACCGGAAGATAGCAGAGTGGGTATCCTGGTATGAAGGAAATGTCAGAAATTTCTCTTTTTACAAGGTGTACAGCGGTCGCGGAACATATAAGCGCTGCAGGAGAAAAAGTATGGGAATGGCAAAGAAACTGAGTGAAGATATTGCTGATCTCCTGCTCAATGAAAGGGTTACAATTACTCTGGATGATGAGGCTACGCATAATTTTGTGCATCAGGTTCTTGATGATAACCGCTTTCTTGTTATGGGAAATGATTACCAGGAACGAAAAGCATTCACCGGGACGGTCGCATATATCCCGTATTTGGCCAACGCTGAAATCACGGAGGAAGGTACAGTGATTTCCGGAAAGATTAGCATCAATTATGTGGACGCACCGAACATTTTTCCAGTCAGTTGGAATAACGGCAAGGTGACAGAATGTATTTTTGCATTTCCACATACCGTAGCGAGAAAGAAATATGTCCAGTTGCAGTCGCATCTCTTAGAGAATGGTGAATATGTAATTAAAAACACAGTGTTACGGTGTGCTTCTGGAAGCCAGGAGGGTACGGAGTTACCTGAGAAAGAGTGGAAACAGTTAAAACCATTCAAGGAGCTTGCAAAAGAAGTAAGAACGGGATCCAGCGAGGCGCAGTTCGTGATTGACAGGCTGAACATTACGAACAATGCTGATGAAAACAATCCGATGGGCGTTGCAATCTTCGCAAATGCAATTGATACGCTCAAGAAGCTGGATATTGAGTATGATTCATATTGCAATGAATTCGAGCTTGGCAGAAAGCGTATTTTTGTACGCCCGGAGATGTTGACTAATGCAGATGGTACACCAGCATTTGATCCGGACGACAGTGTATTTTATGCACTGCCAGATGATGATGCAAATGGAGAAGGCCTTCTGAAAGAAATTGATATGTCTCTCCGGGCAGAGCAGCACAGCAAGGCAATCAATGACGATCTGAATTATCTGTCGCTAAAATGTGGATTTGGTACAGACCGATATCAGTTCGGGGCGACTGGAGCTAAGACAGCCACAGAGATTATTTCGGAAAACTCAGATATGTATCGAATGATTAAAAAGCATGAAATACTTTTGGAAGATGCTCTGAGGCAGTTGATTCAAATTATAATCCGTCTGGGAACGATACTGGGGAACACACTGAATCCTGAATGCGAAATCACCATTGACTTTGATGATTCAATCATTGAGGACAAAGAGACAGAGCGGAGCAGAGACCGACAAGATGTCAGTATGGGAGTCATGAGTCTGGCAGAGTACCGTGCTAAATGGTATGGAGAATCAGAAGAAGATGCTGCTAAGAATCTCCCGGAACAAAATCAGGTGATGGAGTAATATGAAAGATGATTACAAGAATAAGCTTGCAAGTAAGATTGCTTCCAGGTATCAGGATTTGGAAGAGCGTATCATGCAGGATATTGTCCGGAGGATTATGAAAGCTGGTGAAATAACCAGTACTGCAGATTGGCAGATTAACCGGTTACGGATTTTGGGATATTCCTCCGAGGATATTGAGAAAGAAATCAAAAAGGCGCTCAATGCTTCTTATCCAGAAATGTTCGAGTTGTACGACAAGGTGATCAATTGGGAATATGTCCGGAATAAAGATATATATGAGCAGATTAACGCCGAGTACATACCATTCGAAGAGAATGGACAGCTCAAGCAGATTACAGAAGCAATCATTGACCAGAGTTTTGATGATTTGGAGAATGTGACTAATTCACTCGGCTTCTATCTGGACTACGGCAATGGTAAGAAGGTATTGACGCCACTTTCTCAAGTGTATACTAAATACCTTGATGCAGCATGTTACGATATTGTAACTGGTGCATTCGATTATAACAGTGTGTTGCGTAGAGTTGTGACACAACTCACCAACAGCGGACTCCGGCAGATTGATTATTCTTCCGGGAGAGCCAACCGGGTTGATGTAGCCGCAAGGAGAGCAATCATGACTGCAGTCAGTCAAATTACCGGAAAGATATCTGAGTACAACGCGCAGAAGCTTGGAACAGAGTATTTTGAAGTGGAGTGGCATGCGGGAGCACGTCCGACTCACGCAGTGTGGCAGGGGCGTGTCTGGTCGAAAGAGCAGTTGTATTCAGTCTGTGGGCTAGGTACCGTGACCGGACTTCTGGGAGTTAACTGCTACCATACTTATCATTTGTTCTTTCCAGGATTATCCGAACGTAACTGGACGGATGATTGGTTGGAAGAGCAGAACCGAAAAGAAAATGAACCAAGAGAGTTCCTAGGTAAAGAATATACTTTGTATGAAGCCAAGCAGAGACAGCGTCAGATGGAGACAGCCATGAGGGCACAGCGTGAAAAAGTCAAATTATTGCAAGCTGGCGGTGCTGATCAGGACGAAGTCATTCTGCACAAAGCGAAATATCAAGGACAGCTCAACGAGTATTCCAGGTTCTGCAGGAAGATGAGTCTCACGGAAGAGCGTGAGCGTATCTATTTGGATATGCGTGGAAAGGTTGCTACGAACAACAAGAGCCAGAATTCCATGTTCCACCCAGAAATGGTTAAGAACGCATCGAAAGACGTAGCTCAGTATAAAAGATATAAAGAAGTTCTTGGAGATTCTGTTGGTTCACTTGCTAAGTTCGGGCAGGTGAAATATAATGATAGTGAACAGTGGGAAAAGCTTCAGAATAGATTTTTCACACATCTTGAGATTAACAAGAAAGATTGGTCAGAAGAATTTAAGAACACGTCTAAACAGGCGTATGATAGATTTGCAAAAGAAAATGTTGTAATGTCTGTACATGCACTTAGTCGACTTCCTCGATTGAATAAACCTGGCTTACCGGAAGTGTCAGAAGAAATGCTGATAAAAATTATTAAAGGTACACCTAATTATACAGAGGGAGAAGATAAACAAATCTATTTCATTCATGAATTACAGTTATTAGTTGTTAGAAATAAAAAAACTGGAGATATCGTATCTGTTGTAAGAAGAAGGGCTCCAAAGGAGGCATGGGGAAATGTTTGAGAAGGTAATGAATTATATCAAAGATTTTTTGGAAAATACTCCAGAGGATATCTATGATTTTTCTTGTGAACTGGAAGGAATGTTAATTATTCATTATGACGAAATGTATAAGGAACAGCCAAGGGCTACAAGAATATTGAATGAAGAAATGCCTGATATTTGCGCATCCGGAGAACCGGGAATGAAACCAGAAGAGATTGAAAAATTTAAACGTGAGTTGGAAATTGAATACAACAAAGCGTTAAAAGCAGTTGTGTAGTTACCACCAGTTGATAAGACCGGTGGTATTTTTATACTCATTTAGGAGGTATCATGATAACTGTAACAGTAAAAGATAAAAAAATTAGTATGTTTGGTCATGCCTGTCGGAAGGATTCAAGCGGTATCGATCGGGCATGTGCTGCAGTATCAGCTCTGACATACAATCTGATTAATTCGTTAAGAGATCTGACTGGTGACAGAATCCGTGCAGATACAGGCAGTGGTATGACGGTAATTGAATGGGAGAATCTTTCAGATGGCGGAAAACTTCTGATAGATTCATGGTTCCTGGGACTTACAGATATCAACCGGGAATACAATTGTATAGAATTTCAGTAACAAGCACCCGAGAGGGTGTTTTTATTATGTCCAAAACGTGAAGACAAGAAAAGCTCGGGAGCCTGTCGAGGCAAAACGGAGGTAGAAAGCATGAGATACAGAATGAATTTACAGCTCTTTGATGACGGCGCAGGAGCTGGCTCTGGTGGGCAGGGTGGAAATGCCGGGGCTGGAAACGGCGGTCAGGGATCCGCTGGGAGCGCATCCGGAGCGCATAATACCGGAACATATACCTATGAACAGCTGGAAGAGATCGCGAGTGCAAGGGTAGAGCGTTCAGAGAGAACAGCACTTGCAAATTTTTTCCGGACGCAGGGAATGACAGAAACTGAGGTTACACAGGCAATCAATAATTTCAAAGCAGAACGTGCTGCCAATCAGCCGGACGCTGCAAAGCTCCAGAAGGAGCGTGACGATGCTTTGAATGAGGTGCAGCAGATGAAGAATGAAAAATTCTTATCTGGGAAAGGCGTAAAATCAGAAGATCTTGATTATGTCATGTTCAAGGTATCGAAACTTGTAGACGATAAGACAACATTTGAGAAAGCTGCAGAAAGATTCCTGAAGGAGAATCCAAGATTTGCAGGTGGTACGAACAGTTATCGTATTT